CCCCCAGCCAATACCGGCAATACAGAGCGTGACGCTGTTCCCCGGAGAGATCGGCAAGGGCCCTCTCCAACGCCGCTCTGAGCTCGGCCCGCCGGAAGGGGTCTTCTGCTTTCGGGTCCTCCAGGGTGTCCGCCAGGGCAAGCGAATCTCCGTCATCGTCCGTCAGTGGTGCATCCAGACTAACCGCACCCCGGAGTGGGTCTTGTGACTGCTTCTCGGTCCTGATCCCGGCGGCCCGCACGAACTCCTTTTTCAGTTCAATTACAAACCAAGTCGAAAACTGCGCGCCCCGCCCGGTGTCATAGCTGTCCACTGCCGTCCATAGCGCAAGCAAGGAAACTTGAAGAAAGTCCTCACGCTCCATTCCGGCTTTTTCCCTCGCCCAGGACCATCTATGAATCTGCCGCCACGCCAGTCCTTTCACCTGCTGCCAGAGTTCCGGCCACCGTTCCCGCTGTCCGGATTGGATCGTCGCCACCAGTGCCTCGTTGGTCATTGAAATCGTGCCTCCCCTGTGATAAAATTTGGATGTCCAGTCCAGTTTCACCACAGGGGGCCGCTTCGGCGGTCCTTTACTTTTTGCTCGCTAGATAGTCCGCAATCACCTGCTTCGCCCACGGTTCGCCACGGTGCTTCATTGCGCGTCTGTAGCTGCACTCCTCACAACGGCAGCCCATTCCATACAGGTCCAAACTACCATCCACAATCATGTCATCAAGGTCCACGGGGATCTCATTCCCGCAGTCGACGCAGATGGTAAATACATTCTCGTCGGTAATTGTCGTAGTGATGTAAGAGTCCTCGTTAATTTTTGTTTTGACGTAAAACATTTTTTTCTCCTTTTCGTTTTTAGTAAATCGGCTGGTAACTACGATTCCAAATGTCCCAATCTCCATTGCTCCGCGAAGGTGTGGGCCTCCTCGGAACTCAGGAAAACGCCGATGGGAATATAGCCCGGTACTTCTCCCCGTTCTACCGTGGCACGGTTGACCGCCAGAATCTTCTCCAGGGTGTCCACATGAAAAGCCCTCTGCACCGGCGAATACTCACATAGCCAAATATCCATCATGCGCCCTCCCCGTCAAACGGCGTTGCCTGTCCCGGCAGTTCCTCTATGGTCTGCTGGCGGG